AACGAAGCGTTTCCGTGTCGAATTCAGCCACAACCAATAACGCCGGAATGACATGATTCGCGGTGACGGCGTTTTTATATGCGGTTGTTAAATCTCTTGACATTTAAAGCGCGGACCTCGCTGAAAAGCGCAACGAATGCGTGTTGGGTGGTCGAATGTCCACCGGTTGAAGATTGTTCATCATGCGGAACACACCGACCGGGTTGACGGTCACGATCGGGTCGTTGTCGTTTGGTGCAACAACGATTTTCGGGGCCAAATCAATTGTGGCGTTTCCTGAACCGTCCGAATCAACGTCGGCCAATGCACGGTGAAGCGTTGCGGACGATCCTGAACCAAGCTGAATGAAATCACCCGCCTTCAAAATGCCGGTCGTGTCGGCCGTCCAACCGTCGGTGTCTAATTCGTCGCCCGTTTGGGACGATCCTTTGACCAAGGGTGTCCCGGTGGCCACACCACGTGGCACACCGGAACCGGCCGGGGTAACGGTGAAGGTCCCGCGACGGCCTTTCAAAGCGGCAATGAATGCGTTGTATTCTTCCGCTTGATCCCGGTTCAACAATTCCATTGAACCGGAAATTTCCCACGCCACCCCTTGGTGTTCTTGCGTTTGCGCTTCGAACGTGAATTCACTTTCCGTGACCGCGATCGCAAAATCAAGCGCAATTGTGAACGTGCTGAAACCAAATGACGTCGGGAATGCTAATGGATATGAAATCGCCATGTTATGTGATACCTCTTAAATTGTCTTCTTGAATGGCGCGTTTCGTTGCTTCCTGAATTTGTGGAAGGAACGTTTGAAATTCGGCCGCGACGGTTTCTTGAACCCCGGTCGTGACATTGATCGTCTGATTGACCGTCAAACCGGCGCCACCGCCACGTTGGTTCGGGCTGATTGACAACACTTCACCACGGCCCGTTTTGGCAATCGGCGCGCCGTTCAATGACAATGTGTTGCTATCCACACCACCGGCACCACCAAGAACCATGGACCCGCCTGAATTAAATCCAAACGCCCCGGCAACACTTGACCCGATCCCTGACAAAAATGACCCAAATCCACCACCGGACGAAGAACCACCCATTGAACCCTTCAAAATATCGCGTAGGGCGTCCGACAACGGCCCCGTGACGGTTTCTTGCAACACAACCTTTTGAAGATCACCCAACAAGTTGCCAAGGGCTTCACGGGCCGATTTTGACCCGTCAATGAATGCACCGAACGCGTCGGCCGCGCTTTCCGCGAATTTGTCGGTTTGACGAACGATCCGATCGACACCGTCTTCAAGACCCGGAATATTATTCGAAGCGGTTTCCAATTGTTTGTTTGCCGCACCCAACGCCCGGTCGATCGCTTCGACTTCTTGCGCGGTGTTCGCGAATGCCTTCAGTTTTTCCAATTCTTTGATTCGGTTCACCAACGTTTCTTGTTCCGTTGACGTTTCCTTGATGATATTGGTCAATTCTTTTTGCGCTTTTTTCGTTGCATCAATGGCGTTTTTGGCCGCGGACGCTTTACCCGCAAGCCCGGCCAACACGTTCGGTCCGGTTTCCTCTGAAATCGTCCCGGCGTTGTCACCGGCGCCAAGTCGCGCGGATCGTAATTCGTCCACCTTGGATTGCGCCCCCGCGCGCAATTCTTCGGCCGTCATGCCTGAAATGTTTCCACCTTCACCACCGAACATTCGACTCAATGACGCGGCCGCTTTGTCCGCAAGGATAATGACTTCCGTGATCGGGCCGATAATCGCTTCATAAATTTGTTTGCGGAACACATAAATCGCCGTTCCAACGGCCACCAACGCCGCAATGATAGCACCCGGACCAATAAGGAACGCCGAGTTCAACAATGCCGCAGCACCGGCCGCGCTTCGAACACCGGCCGCCAATTGGACGAATGCGACCACGTTCCCGGCGACGGCCGCCAAGATCGTCGCGCCGGTCGCTGATAAAGCGGCCAATTTATAGGCACCCCATGCGGCCCCGGCGATCACCAATAATTTTGTCAATGTTTCAATGTTTGAACCGATTGTGATTAAGGCTTTCGCGATCAACGCGCTTGCCCCGGTTGCCTGATCCAAGGCACCAATGAATTGAATGACGTTGTTTCGAAGGGTTGTGAACGCTTGACCGATCGTTGGGACGGTCTTTCCGAATTTATCGTTTAATTCTTCCCGGGCGTTTTTGAATGCGTCAATGACAATGTCGGCCGTGATCGCGCCTTCTTCACCCATTTTCCGCAATTCACCACGTGTTACACCAAGGTTTTTGGCGATAACGTCGGCGACGGCCGGAAGTTGCTCAAGAACGGACCGCAATTCGTCACCACGAAGCGCACCGGCCGCCAAACCCTGTGACAACTGGATCAAACCGGCCGACGATTCGGTCGCGCTTGCACCGGATAAAATCACGGCTTGGTTCAATGATTTTGTGAATTCAAGGGTGTCACGTTGTGACAACCCAAGGTCTTTTGTGGCCAATGCGGTCCGGGCGTAAACTTCGGCCGTTGATTCGAACGATTGTCGAGTCGAATTTGAAATGACAAACAATTCGTCGGTCACACCTTTCAAATTGCGTGTCCCGTCCGTGACCAATTTCAAGCGGTTTTGAACGTTTGTGTATGCGTCAACGGTTTGTTGTAATTCCCGAAGACCGAAGGCGGCGACAAGCCCTTTCAACGTCCGTGACAACGTTTGTCCGGCCGAATTCATGGATTTGAATTGATCTTCTAATTGTTTCGATCCTTGTTTTGCTTTACGGCCTGAACGGTCAATGTCGTCAAGGGTTCGTTTAACTTGCTTCCCGCCGGACGTTTTGCCCCGAATACCGACAACAATTTCAGCGTCCGCCATTTTTAGCACCTTTTTTGTCTTTTAATTCATGATCGACCTGTTCGAGTTTTCGAATGTACCTTATACACGTGTCAATGTCATTTATATCATGAATGTTGTTATGTTTACACCATTTTATAATCGACGACCACGGAATCGGCCCGACGTCCATTCCGATTGGTCGGTCATAACTTAAATCACGATATGCGTTGAAATAGACGTCCAAACCCGGAAGAAGAATAGGGCGATTTTCAAGGGCCTTTACCCGTTTTCCCATGGCGGCCAATTCGTTCAATTGATCGACATGATCGCCCCATTCACGAACCCAGCTAAGGACGTCAATTAGTTTTTTTCGTCGACCTTTTCGGCTTCTTCACGAAACACCGACGCGTCATTGGCTTGTTTTTTCACGTCTTCAAACAGATCGGGAAGGTCTTGAAAAACCTTGATACAATTTTCAACGCTATAAGCGGCCTTTTTGCCGCCCGGGCCAATGTTGCCGGACCAACCGACAACAACACCTTCGACAAACGCTTCAAGAAGAATTTGTTCGCTTGTTTCGTCGTCAAGAAGGCCACGTTCAAAACGTTGGCGGTGCGGTTTCATTTTTTTGTTCAACGCTTGGCCATATGCTTTATTTGAACCACCAGCCCGGTGAATCGTGATTGAAAAACCCGGATAATTCAGCGTTACGCCTTCACCGGATTCAAGGTTTTTATTTGTTCCGAATAGGTCATATGCGGATTGTTCGTTTTTAGACATGGTCATTTTTCCTTCGATTGGTTGGTCCCGAATTGGTGGATCGACCCTCAATCAAAGTCGATCCACCGCCCCCGGGGGAAGTTGTTAAACACCGTTTGGTTTGATTGGTTTATGACGCCGGTGTGCGCGTAATCTGAAGGGTGTTGTCGGTGCCGTCAAAAAGACCGCGGAATGTCATGTTGACAAGAATGTCCTGATCGTTCCCGCCAGCGACGACTTCACCCGTTTCAAATTTTAAGTTTGCGATACTGAATTCATATTTCTTGACGCTTGCGCCGCCCAATTCGAAAGTCAAATCGGCCGCACCACCCGCAATGAAAATGTCATATAATTCTTCGTTTTCGAAATATGCTGTTAAATCGCCCGTCACTTCAAATCGTCCGGTTCCAAGACCGCGCGGGTCGATTGATCCAATGACTTGTTGTTGACGGAGGTTGTTTGAAATTTCAAGGTTCAAGGAGGTCAATTCCGGCCCCGTGACACCGGTGATCGCAAGGGATGCAAAGTTTGCCGCCGCGTTGATAGCTGGGTTCGCGTTGGCGGCCGTATAGGACGAAGAACCGATCGCCGCTTGTGCCGTTGATGCACCTTTCGCCAAGAAGCCAAACGACCCCGTGACGATTTGTCCCGCCTGAATTGCCAATGAAAGTGAATCAGCGACCGCACCGGTGAAACGGTGATATTGATCGGTTGACCCGGCTTCAAATGTTTTTTCAAGCGTGAATGATTTTTGTGTGTTGCCGTTTTTCAAAACGTTGGACGACCATGTTGAAAACATAAGCGACTCCAACCAAGCGTCGAACGATCCATAAGACAATTCGAAATCGACCGCACCACCGGCGTTCGCGCCGACTTGGATCAGGTCCGCGACGTTACGATCCGCGCGAATTTCGTTTGAAACAATGTTTTCAATGTTTGCGTTAAGTGATTCCGACACGAACCGTTGTACCAAGAACGTCGGTGTGGCGGGTGTTGTGCCATATGTTGATTCCGCAATATAGGCCAAGCGGGTTTGTGAACTATCGGTCATGGTTTTTATCCTTCCGGGTTAAGTTATTTCATCATAATAAAACGAAGTCACAACGTTAATTTGATAAAAACCATTTCCGTCGTTTCCTACGTTCCGACAATAAGCGTCAAAGAACTTGACACCGTTTGTCGTGGTGATCCCCTTGAACGCGCCTAGCGCGGCCGTGGCTTTCGATCTTGCGTCTTTTGACCCTTGGCCGTTGGGTTGAAACACTTGAATTGTCACAATCCCGAATTGACGGAACCGATTGTTTCCGGGTGATCCCATTGAAACTTGCGATCCGTCATTTTCTTGACAATTGAATCTTACCCAACTTTCGCCGTCGGGTCTATCAAATTTTCTATCCGGCCACGAAATAGGCGTCAAAGCCTCCCATGCGTCTTTGAAGTGTTTTCGGATTTCCGCTTCGGATTGTTCAAAATTCATTTCTTTTTAACCGCTCTTTTCCCTTTGGCCAACGCTGAATCGACAAAACCCGCCGGGGCTTGTTGGCTTGAACCGTTGTTCAATTCCTGAATATACGGCAAATTGTTTGAAATATATATAGTGTCGGTCAATTTATATTGTTGCGTGACGGCTTCGGCCGTTGTGTCGCGTGACGGGACGAATGATTTGCCCTTTTTACTGCCGCCGGGGCCGTCAAGAACGCGTGTGTCGGGTGTGTTTAAGGACGGAAGCCAATTCGCCCGGGCGCGACCTGTGTCCACCGGTGTCCGGCGAACCAATTCAGCGTCAACAACAAGCGCAACGGCGCGGACGACCTTTTCCAATTGGTCAAGGACCTTTGTTTTATATGCCGCGTCCGCTTGTTGTTTGAATGTTGACATGGATCACCCGCGCGCCTGAATTTTATATAAAACGGCCGTTGAACCCGGTTTGATTTCGCCCACGTTGACCACCGTCAATTCGTTCGAACCGTCAATGATAACGTCGGCCGTTCGTGGTTTCGTGACGCCTGAAGCGGCGACAAGGACCAAAACGTCCTCTTGCCGAATCATTGTTCCGTCAATGTCTGATTGATTAAATGACGTGACCAAACCTTTCAACACCACGGTCGATTCGCTATCGTTAACCACGACGTCGTTGTCAATATCCAAGGTCCCTTCAGTCTTATAAACCACGCTGATCGAACGGCCTTTGTCGTCGATTTGCGCCAATGCGGTTCGTGCTAATCCTGAATAATCAAACCCCATGTCATTCCTTCGGCGCGACGGCCTTTTTCGGTTTTGTTTTGCAAAGGATCACGACGTCGTCAAATTTGTCATTGATCTTTTCGTCGTGGTCTTTGATCGCGGCATAAGTGACCGTTTCGCCGGGACGTGGTCGTCTTGTGCGTTTCGCTTCTTGTTGTGTGTCGTGATATACAATTATTTTCATCATCGAACCAATCCAACGGTGTTTTTATTGCCGCCGGACAATAAAGGTTTCAATAACATTGTGACGAATGAAAAAGATTTCCCGGACGGTGCAAAATCCATATATTCGACTTCAATGACGTCAACTTTTTCGCGTTTGATCGCCCCGCCACGTTCGCGTGAAGGTGCTAGGCGCGCCGACAAGGCTTCAAGGGCCAATTCGGCGACCGCGTCTTTGATCTGGGGCGGGATCGTCGTTGAATCGTACGTAACGCCCTTAAAATTCCCGTGAAGGACGGTCGCGGATAATCGCGGCCATGCCAATGTGTTCGTGATCTTTTGTGTCCCGATAAAATTGAAGGCACCGTCCACATATTGGGTCGCTTCCCGAAGGGCCGATTCCTTGTTTGAGTCCGTGGCCGCCGACCAAACCGAATCATTTCGGTTTGACCAATACGTGTCCGCGTCTGCAACGCTTAAATATGTGTCGGTGCCAACAATAATTGTCATGACTTATTCGGTTTCGTCGATTGCTTTTTCAACGTCTGCAGTCGTGATCGCGCCGTCTTTACCGGTGCCAACCAACGTTGAAGCGTCCAAACCGACGTCGTCGGCCAATTCTTTCGTTGTTTCGTCGATAAACACGGGTTCGTTCTTAACGGCGACGGGTGCCGGTGGTGGAGGAGTCGCACCGGCGTTTTTGGCCTTTACGGCTTCTTTCACGTCTTTCACTGTGATCGAACCGCCTTGGCCCGTCGCGGTGATTTCTTCAAGTTTCAAACCGTTGTCGTCGATTAGCTTTTGAGCCGTCGCCGAAATCGTGCCGGGCGTTGTGGCCGGGGCCGCACTTTTCGGTTGATCGTCGCTTTTGACGTATCCACCAAGGGCATATGCTGTTTGTTCTTCCGGGTGGACGTTGGCGGTTTTGCCGTCGCTTTGTCGAATCATTTTAATCATTTTATTGTTCCTTATGGTTGGTTAAAAGTATGATCCCGGACGCTTGTGACGCCCGGGACCATTTGGCTAAGATTAACCGGCAAGATCGGCGATAAACTGATCTTTCCACGCTTTGAAACCCCAAACGGCGGCGACTTCAAACATTGCCTTGTGGTAACCTTTATAGGCCGACACTTGGAAGACAAGACCCGAAAATGGGTCTTGAACCAACATTTGGTCAACCGCGGCGTCACCACCGGGCGGGTTCAACGGCGCACGAAATGCGATTTCGGCCGCTGATTTGTGGAAGGCAAAGTTTGCCGTCCGTGTTGCTGAAACGGTAACGGTCGCATTGTCGGCCACGGCTTCACGTGCGCCCGGATCATTGATGATGATCGTTCCACCGGCCAAGGCGGTTCCGACCACATACGCATGATTTCCGATTGTCACAATGTCACCAGCCAAAATTGTTCCCGTTCCTCCATCAATGTCGATCGACGTGTCACCAACCGCAACCGCGCCGTTCAAGACGTAGTCTACGCCGGTTCCTTTGGTGTGCAATTGAACACCGGCCGACTCTTTCAACATTAAACCTTGAAGGTTCAACAATTCGCCTTGGCGCAATAACACGTCGTTTCCGGCTTCGTTCGCTTTTTGCAATTGTGCAAGATTACGAAGTTTCGTTCCGGCCGCG